TGCTCGTCAAGCCCAACACCCTCGTCGTCGGGCCGCAGGTGCTCTTCGCGCTCAAGAACCATCCCGACATCCGCGAGCGGCTCAAATACGTCTCGGGCGGGAGTGTGACCGCGGCCATGCTCGCCGGGCTCTTCGAGGTCGAGCGCGTCGTGGTCGGCGAGGCCATGATCAACGCGGCCAACCGAGGCAAGGCCATGAGCCTCTCGCGCGTCTGGGGGCCGCACGCGGCGCTGTTGCACGTCGACAAGCGCTTCAATGGGCGCTCCCAGGTCATGACCTTTGGCGCCATCGCCGAGCGCGGCGCGCGCGTCCTCAACCACTACGACATCGACCCGGGCCACTGCGGCGTGGACGGCGGCGTCGAAGTGTTTGTCGGTGAAAAGACCGCCGAGTGCGTCGTCGCGCCCGACCTGGGCTACCTCTTTAGCGCGGCGGTGGCCTGACCATGGCCTACTGTGAGCTCCAGGACCTGATCGACCGCTTTGGCGAGCGCGAGCTCATCGACGCGGCGGATCGGGATGGGGACGGGGCGCCGGACGCGGAGGTGGTCGCGGCCGCCTGCGAGGACGCGGCGGCAGAGATCGACGCGAGGCTGGCCTGTCGCTACGCGGTGCCGTTCGCGCGGTCGACGCGGATTTTGCGGGCGCTGGCGTGTGACATCGCGCGACACGAGCTGTTGACCCCACGGCCTCACGAGGAGGCGATCCGGCGCTACGAGGCGGCGGTGAAGCTCCTGGAGTCGATCGCCTCTGGCGAGCTGTCGCTGGGAGCGGATGAAGCGGACGCCGAAGCCGGCACCGGATCTCGCCCGAAAGTGAGGTTTAAGGCGCGGCGGCCGAGCTTTGGCGTCTTTGACGAGGCGGCGTTCGTGGGGAGGCTCAGGTGACACCCGCGGTCCTCTCTGCCCTCGACGCCATCGTGCGCGGCGTCTCGGAGGCCATCCCGACCCTGGAGCGCTGCGGCGCCTACCACGGCCCGCTCGACGGCGAGGAAATCGCCCGGGAGTTCATCGCCACGCCAAGCGCCCTGGTGCTCGCGCCCGAAATCGCGGTCCCGGAGCGCGTCGGCGGCGTCCCTGTCCTGCAGGTCAGCTGGAGCGTCTATCTCGCGGTCGACTCAGTCCAGGCCGCGCGGCGATCCACCGAGGCGCTGGCCATGGTCGATCGGCTCCTGCGCGTCATCGCCGCGAGCGACTGGGAGGGCACTGCCGCCGGACCTGCCAAGTCCATCGTCGCCCGCGCCATCTACAGCGGCCAGCTCGACGGACGCGCTGTCACCATCTGGCACCTCTCCTGGGCTCAGGCGGTCGAGGCGCTCGACGAGGTCTCTGACATCGACCTGCACACCTTCCGCGCGCTCAGCGTCGAGCTCAGCCAGCCCGGCGAATCCGCGCCCGCGCCTGCCCCAGAGGAGGCCTGCGATGCCTGTTCCTGAGACGTGTCACCTCTGCCCGGCGCCTGGCCGTCTCGTCTTTGTGCCTGAGACGCGCCGCCCGCTCGCGCCCGAGGGCGAAACCGTCCGCCTGACTCCGTTCTGGCGCCGCCGAATCGCCGACGGCGACGTGCGCATGACCGCGCCGCGCTGCTCGTCGCCAGCCCCCATCGCCACCCCTTCACCGGCTCCCTGTGCCGACTGTGAGGACGCATGACCATCTCGTTCACTCAGATCCCCGACTCCCTGCGCACCGGCGGCGTTTTCGTCGAGTTCGACGCCTCTCGGGCCGTCTCTGGCACGCCTGCCCGCGTCCATCGCGCCCTCATCGTCGCGCCCACCCTCGACGCCGGCGTCCTCGCGAGCGACGCGCCCTCTCGCGTCATCTCCACGGGCGACGCGGACCGCCTCTGCGGCGTGGGCTCCATCGGCGCTCAGATGATCCGCGCTTTCCGCGCCCAGTCGACCGTGCCCGAGCTCTGGGCCATCGCTGCCCGCGACCCGACTGAGGGCGCCGCGCCCGTCTCCACCCTCACTGTCACTGTCGAGGCGCAATACCTCTCCACAGAGACGACCGAAAAAGGCGAGGTCACAGTCAGCGCCCTGCCCGCTGGCACCCTGCCGCTCTACGTCGGCGGCGTCCGCATCCCGGTCTCGTTTGGCGAGGGCAAGACCGCCGCTCAGATTGCCTCGCTCGTGGCTCAGGCCATCGCCGACCACCCTGAGCTGCCGGTCACTGCCGAGGTCTCCGAGGCTGTGGTCACGCTCAAGGGCAGGCACAGACTCGCCATCTGTCAGCTCGACGCGCGCGCGGCCATGGGCGACGGCGAGAAGCTGCCCACCGGCGTCTCCATCGAGTGCGAGATCTCCTCTGAGGGCGCGGGCGAAATCGACCACGCGGCACTCATCGCGGCGCTCGGCGACAAGCGATTCCATTCGGTCGTGCTGCCCGACTCTGGCGCCGCGGCCCTCAAGGCCTGGGGCGCGGAAATGGTCCGACGGGGCACGGCTCTGGAGGCCTCGGGCGGCGTTGCCTTCGCGGCTGTCACTGGCACGCTCGGCGACATGCTCGCGGTCGGCGCAGGCGTGGACGGCGACGCGGGACCTAACTGCGAACGCCTCTGCCTTGTCCCGGCTGGCCTTTCGCCCACACCGCCCTGGATTTGGGCCTCGGCTCTGGCCGCGCTCGACGGCGCCGAAAACGACCCTCTGCGCCCGCGCCGCACCCTGCAGCTCGTCGGCTGCGTCGCACCCCAAAAACCCCTCACCCGCGACGAACGAAATCAGCTGCTCTGGGCCGCGGTCTCGTCTGTGACTGTGGACGCTGGCGGCGCTGTCCGCATCGAACGCCTCGTCACCACCTACCGCTCGAACGCGCTGGGCACTCAGGACACGAGCTACCTCGACCTGACGACCATTCGCACGCTCGACCGCCTGCGCGACGACATCGTCGACCGCTTCCAGCTGCGCTACCCGCGCCACAAGCTCGCCAAAGACGGCACGCTCTTCGGTCCAGGTCAGGCAGTGATCACGCCCAGCCTGGCCAAGGCGGAAATCCTCCAGCTCTTTGGCGAATGGGAGACGCAGGGCCTCACGCAATCCCGGGCACAGTTCGAGAAGGAGCTCTTTGTCGAGATCAACGCAGGCGACCCGCACCGCCTCGACACCAACCTCTCGCCGCAGCTCCTCGGAAAGTTCCTCACCGGCGCCTTCCTGCTCTCGTTCCGGCTCTAGGCGCCCCCTCTGACATTCTACCACTCGCCTGTGACGCGCGCGTCGCGGGCGCCCCATCCCACCCTCTGAGGTGACCCATGGCCAAAGTCCTCGGCATCGCCAAAATCCACGTCGGCTCCTCGCTTCTGCGCTCCAAAGAGGGCGCCTCCATCACCCTCGGCGGCATTGAGCGCACCGAGGTCGCCGGTTACGCGGTCTACGGCTTCAGCGAAAAGGTCGTCGGCGCCACTGTCTCCTGCACGCTGGCTCACACAAACGACCTCAGCCTCGCCGAGCTCGCCCAGACCACGGACGCGGTGATCCGCTTCGAGTGCGACAACGGCACGGTCTACGTCGTCGAGCACGCCTATATGCGCACCACGCCTCAGGTCACGGCTGGCTCGGGCGACGTGACCTGTGAGTTTGGCGGCGACCCGGCGCGCGAAGAACTGCCCTGACGCCCGCGAACATCGCGGCCACACCGCCCCCGGCGCCACTCTACCAGCCGCCTGTGACATCCGTGGCCAGGCCGCTAAAAAGCCCCGGCTGCCACTCTAGCGCGCCCCTGTGACGCGCATGAACGCGGCGACTCCTCAGAATCACCTGCCAACCGCGCCTTAAACGGCGCTTTTCCGGCCCATTTTCGGGCCGTTTTGAGAGGCCAAAGCCATGCCCGACATCGAGATCAAAGAAGGCGTCTTCATGCACGAGGACGGATCGGTCACCGTTGAGCTCAGCGAGACCATTGAACACGGCCACGAGCGATTCGACGCGATCAGCATGCGCCGCCCGCGCCTGCGCGACGTTCTCGACATCGACCCCGGCAAAATCGACGACTGCGACTACCGCGAGGTCGCCAAGTTCGTCTCCCGTATCTCAGGCATCTCCCTTGAGGCGCTCCATTGCCTCGACCTTGGCGACTTTTTGGCGGTCGTGGGCACCGCGAAAGGATTGCTCAAAAGACGCACCCGCCAGTCCATCGTCCGCGACTCTGCCAGGGCGTCTGTTTGAGCTCGCGGCTGACTGCGCCTTTGCCTTTGGCTGGCCACCGGACGTGGCGCTGGGGCTCACCATCCCGGAGCTGCTCCGCTGGCACGCGCAGGCGCTGAGGCTTTGCGGGCATTCTTGAATCGTGACGAGCCGCGCGAATGGCGGGCCCGAGCTTGGCAGACGGCTTCCTTCGATGCGGCTCGATTTTTAAGGTGACCCATGGGCTCAATGAACGCCGCGCTCGAAATCGAGATCAAAGCCGCCGGGGATGACCTCGCTGAGGCGACTGAGGCGGCCAGCAAGCTCGGCGCGTCCCTGCGCGACGTGTCGGCGGAGACTGAGAACGCCGCTGAGAGCGTCGAGACCCACACCGAGGCCGTCGAGGAGCTGGCCGACGCCATGGACGACGCCACGGACGCCACCGAGGCCTCGACCAAGGCGAACAAGGCAGCCGCGAGCGCTGCCGATGCCGCGACCAAGGCCACTGAGCAGCAGGCGCGCGCGACCGAAGCGGCGGCCAAAGCGGACGAAAAGGCAGCCAAGGCCAAAAAGCAGCGCGAAAGGGCCGAGAGGAACTGGCGCACGACGG